CATAAGGGTCCCCTGTGGGGTAATTCCCCACACCGCCGAAAGGAGGTGACTTTGTGATCCGTTACGATGTTACTGATCTCGCTACTTCACCGTATTACTTGATATACTGCGAGCATCGTATCCCGGGGCAGATTTCTACCCTTGGTGAGAAGCTCGGCAGGTGTCACTTCCTGCTTTCAGGAGGTGAGCATCAGGTAACGGTGCACGAGAGAGAAGCAGGTTCTGCTCCTCAAACGCGTGGATCAATATATGGGCACTTACGCGATAAAGAAGTTTCTCACTTCAATATCGCGGGCCATATAACGATCCAAGGTAGTACGTATCTAAGCGAGGTAGACTTGGAAACAAGTCTACCTGTGGCTCGGAGAACCTCCAACCACGTCGGCTACGTTGTAGCCGGCGAGAAGTGTTGGGGTGATTCTCTCGATGTCCACCGTACGACCCCTAGTTATCGCTACTGGTGGAATTCTGCCGGTTATTGGCAGATTATTTCACAAGCTAGCGGCCACTGGTTCCTTCAGTACGACGGAGATAAACTTATCTTCGTCGGTGAATCTGAGGGTCCTAGTGCGTACCGGGAGTCGGACATGCGCTTGGATTACGCATTCCCTCGCACTGCACGCATGGATGCCTATCGGAGAAGCGGTACCTCCATATATTATATGGGGTCCGTTTCAAAGAGCGGCTCATGGTACAGCGCGGCGGAACGAGACAGCTACCTTGCGTCGATCGCAGATACGGGGGGATCTCTCCTCACGATCTATGATTGGCACTTGGTAGCTGAGTCTGACCCTCAAGCTGCTATCGAGCTCCTTCACGGGAGTATCGTAGCCGATGCCGGAGGACCTTCCGTTTTCGCGGAAGACCACCCTGTCGACTTTGGTGAACTAGCGCTTGAGTGTGCCAGCCAGCTGAGGTACGTGGATCAGAACATTTTGTCTCTGATCTTCGACGTAGAGGATTGGCGGAACTTCCACTCATTGTGGAAGAATCTGACCAATGAGAAGGGTTGGAAAGCAGCGAAAGCTGCATTCGAACGCTTCAAAGCCGGTCGAGGCAAGCTCACCGATCTGGTGGACTTGTTCAAACCCGGGTCTTCTACGTTCCTGTTCACGAAGTATGCCGTTTTGCCCACAGTCTCAGACTGTGAGCGCTTGCTGACAGCGGCAGGGAGATCATCTCTCTACCTCAAGCAGCAGCGGCTACATTCGCGACGGGTTACCTCGATGGACGTCCCGAACGCTTCGTACGCCACACACACGGCCGTTCTTACGGTCCAGTGTGCGGAGTACCCCACCTGGTTTACAGGTGAGGTCCAATCTATGATTGGAGAAATGAAGCGTTGGGGGCTATATCCCGAGATGATGAATCTCTGGGATATAATTCCTTATTCCTTTGTCGTCGATTGGTTTGTTCCAATCGGCGACCTCTTGACAGACATGGACAATTACCTCACAGTGAAGAATTATTTTCCTGTGGAGTATTGCATCATGTCTGAAAAGTGGGAAGTAGGGAAGCCCATCACATCGTTCTTGCCCCTTAGTGGGGCAACCGGGGACGTAGTATATTCATACTACACCCGGTGGATCACTCTGGAGGTTCCTCTTCCACCAGTCACCCTGGAAGCGGAGTCTACACTAGGTAATCACCTAGTGGAAGCCACCGCTCTGGTACTACAACGCCTATAGCGTCGCTATAGGGTTAGTATCAGGGCGCCGATCTCCTTCAGTGTGAAGGAGTAGGCCGGCGTTTAAACCGGTCTGGAAAGGAGGATCCTCATGGCGAAGGTTCTCACCATGGGACCCAATCGTACGCCTGTTGAGGGTATCACCTCGCTGGCACTGTCCCAGTTCGCGCCTCTCAACTTCGTCGCGGATTTCCGCGCGATCGAAGAGGGCCCGGGCAAGGTCGTGCTCGCGGATGTTACCACGCCGGTGGACCAGCCGTCGACTCTTCGGATTGCTCAGCAGAGCAAGCCGAACGTCTACGCTGGCACCTCCATCGATCCTTCCGCGTACCTTCCGAACAGGAAGGGCGTGGATACGATCGTGGAGTTGAAGCAGGTCTGGGCCATCACTGACTCAGAAGATGCTTCGTACCTCCGGCACGTCCCGGTCCGCTGCGCCATCACGCTTTCGCTTCCGACGACCTCTGTCATCACATCCGAGGATGTGGAGACGCTGGTCTGCCGGACGATCGCAGGCATGTTCGCACATGCCGATGACGAGATGGACGCGGGCATCAACGCTCTCCTCCATGGCGTCGTCAGCAAGGGTTAGGGATGCGGGAGCGACTTTTCGGTCGTTCCTTGCAAACCTCACCCCTCAAGCGAGATCAGGCGTCATGGCATTTCTTGCCATGATGTCGTTGATCTACGCCCTGGCTGCGCAGTCACCGTCGTCGCCTGAACCCGCCAAGCAACACGTTGTAACGGTCGTAAGCAGTGATGCTTCCGAGACGATACACGTGAAGCTTGACAACGGATCGTATTCGACCCGTGGTTCTCGCGTCACGACGGTCACTACTACTACGGAGGAGTGACGTACGGTGCTCACACTACGCCCAGTACTTAGTACCTGGGAAGACGTCTTAGCTCAGCTAAGGCGCACGTCGGTGAGCTGGAAGGGTAACCCCCTTTCGGAGAGAGATTTGCATACATACACGGAAGCTATTGTGTTGTGTGCACTTCATCTCACCGATTTGTCATCTCGGCTCGACGGTATCGGAACACAGCGTGAGATAATCGCGTGGGCGCACATTTGTGCCTCACTGGATGTCCACGAACTGGGTTCCTTCTTATCGGATGCGATAACGTTACTGCGAGGAATCGCAGAACCGTCGTCGTACAACTGGTTTAAACGCCAGCTGTCGGGAACGTATCCCTTTACCGGGGCGTTCCTTAGTCCGATACGGAGGGCTTTCAAGGAATTCCTTGAAAATCCGACCGCCGAAGGCTTTTACGTTTGCTACCAGTTCCTATCTTTCCTTACCCATCTTACGTTGAAAGATCTCGCGATCGATCTCGAAGATGAGTACGAGGAACTGGAATGCTACCTGCAATCACTCCATTACCCGAAGTCCTTGCTGACCCACATGAATAATATCATGAGGGATTGGATGAAAGACTTCTCCATTTCGGAGGAGAACTTCCGTCCAAAGCATGGACCAGGGGCCGTAGCGGAACTTCCGCGTACGGCGACTGTACTCGATAAGTATCGGTACCTTGGTACTGATCCCCTTATCGATTACGTCTTTTCGAAGCATGCAGGAGTAGACGTTACGACTTACTATGCCTATCCCCCCGCAAGGTGGGAGCGGCAGAGCAAGTTGGTTTTCGTGCCGAAAAGCATGAAAACCCGTCGGTCTATTTCCAAAGAGCCAGCTACACTCATGTTTTTACAACAGGGTGTAAAAGGCGTGCTTGCGGATTATATCCGCAATCATTCTTTCTTGAGCGCTCATATTGACTTTGAGCACCAAGAGAAGAACGCGCGCTTGGCTATTCGGAGTAGTGCCGATCATCGATATGCGACGATAGATCTATCGTCCGCATCCGATACGGTAACGACTACACTCGTAAAAGCTGTATTCCGTGGTACGCCTCTGTATCCCTTCCTGGTCGCCCTGCGGTCTCGGACCGTAGAGCTTCCGTCTGGAAAGGTACTGAGGGTCGAAAAGTTTGCGCCTATGGGGAGTGCTTTATGCTTCCCTATAGAAACGCTCATCTTTTCGTGTGCCGTGGAATACGCCGTGCGACGTGCACATGCGACTAACTTAGGGTTCTTCCCTAGTTGGCGAGTGTACGGTGATGACATTATCGTAGAAGACGCCCTTTTTGAGGACGTCATTCTAACTTTGGAGAGTTTAGGTTTTATCCTAAACCGCTCAAAGTCATTCGACTCCTGCGCGAGATTCAGAGAATCTTGCGGTGGAGAAGGATACGATGGTGTCGATGTAACTCCTCTAAGAATCTCCCGCCGGTTTGAATCGGTGAGAGGGAGGATAACATCGGGTCACGCCTCACAGTACGAAGGACTCGTTGACCTAGCTAATTCTAGCTATGTCTATGGGTTCTCACTACTACGGATCTGGATAATCAAGTCTTTACTTGATTACCCGCATGGCGTTCCTCTGTTCTCTGAGGAAGGTCATGGATCGTTGTATTCCCCACAACCCGATAATTATCGGGCTAAGCACCGTGTAAATACGGCGCTTCAACGTGGAGAAATACAGGTGGTAGTGAGTAGACCGAGATCCCAGAAGAGGGATCCTGCGTCTAGCTTGGAACTTGCCCGGTACGTAGAAACGCTACGCCTTATCTCGCAGAGAGAAGGCGATGTGTTCTACCCGGACGACAAGGTCCAAGTCCTTCGAGGCTCGCGACAAACGAAGCTGTCAAAAGAGTGGGTCATGGACCCAACTCAAGGCTTCGCGTGTCTAGGTCTGCTAAATTCCTTGCAGACTGAACCCTAGGTGGAGAAGGGAACGCTACAGTTTTCTGTAGCGTAGGG